AACTCAGACTAGGACCGCGAATGTAGTAGCTCCGGCTGCAAGATCATCGGGTAGTAAGAAGGTTCAATTAACCCAGACGCAAGTAGCGCTGGCGAAGAAATTGGGTTTAACTAACCAGCAGTATGCTGAACAAGTATTGAAATTGGGGTAATTAAAAATGGCTATCAATCGTAATCCTCGTGAGATTGAATCACGCGAACAAACCGCTCGTTATGTTTACAAACCTTCGAGCACTCTGCCAGATCCGAATCCTATTCCGGGTTGGTCCTTCCGCTACATCGCAACAGCGATCATGAGCATTAGTGATCCAACTAACGTGTCCAAAAAGATGCGTGACGGCTGGGAGCCAGTGAAGGCGGAAGACCATCCTGAGTTGATGCTTGGTCCTGATGCCAAAGGCAATGTGGAGATTGGTGGGTTGATGCTTTGCAAGATGCCTACTGAACGACTCAAAGCTATGGAAGAGTATTTTCAGAACCATGCAAAATCGCAGATGGAATCAGTTGACAACAACTTTATGCGTCAGCAGGATCCTCGGATGCCGTTGTTCTCGGAAAAGAGATCATCGACAACACGTGGGTCATCTTTATCTTAATTTTATGGAGTTATAAATGGCTTATCCTATTGTCCCTGCGGCATACGGCTTAAAACCCGTAAGCCTAACCGGCGGTCGGGTTTTTGCGGGTTCCACTCGCTTGATCCCTATCTCTTCTAGCTATGGCTACAACTTGTTTAATGGCGACGTTGTTGCTATTAGCGGTGGTGCTTTGGCCGTTACCGCCCTCGGTGCAGCTTCGTCGGTTTCTTCCGGCGCTGGTGCTATCGGCGTGTTTGTTGGCGCTCAATACGTCAACAGCTCTAGCCAAACCGTGCGTGCTCAGTTCTACCCTGCCAATACTGTTTCTAACAATATCCAGGGTTATGTTGTGGATGATCCACAAGTTGTGTTCTAGTCGGCTGTGCTGACCCAAGGCACTTCTTCTGTGTCTAACACTCCTGGCGCTACTGTTGGCTACGTGAACCCCTCGTTCATCGGCTCCAATATGTACTTGGTTACCCAAGGTTCTAACGGTGGCTCTGCTTCCGGTAACACCACTACTGGTGACTCTGCTATGGGCTTGACCGGCGGTGTTATCACCTCTGGTACTCAAGGTAATACCCGTATTACTACGAGCGCTCCTTTCCGTGTTGTGGCTGTGGTTCCTGAAACTGCTGTTACTGTTACCGCTACCAGCGGCAACGCAACTTCCAGCAGCGCCACTTTGACCATCACTGCTGCCAACACTGCTATCAGCCCCGGTATGCAAGTTATTGCTCCTAGCGTGACCGGAATGGCCCAAGGTAACTATTTGACCGTGACTAACATCAGCGGTACAACTTTGACCTTGTCCACCACCGTGTCGGTGCCTGCTGGCACTGCTTTGTCTTTTGTTGGCTACCCAGAAGTGCAAGTACAGTGGAACTTTGGTTACCACAACTACTTCAACGCTACTGGCGCTTAAGGAGTAATATAAAATGGCTATTTCACGCGCACAACTACTTAAAGAACTGCTCCCCGGCTTGAACGCTTTGTTCGGTTTGGAGTACGCCCGTTACGGCGAAGAGCATAAAGAAATCTACGAAACCGAAACCTCGGAACGTAGTTTTGAAGAAGAAACAAAACTGTCTGGCTTCTCCGCCGCTCCGGTGAAGAATGAAGGCAGCGCAATTTCTTATGACAATGCTCAAGAAGCTTGGACTGCTCGCTATAACCACGAAACCATCGCCTTGGGTTTCTCAATCACTGAAGAAGCGATTGAAGATAACTTGTACGACAGCTTATCTGCTCGTTACACCAAAGGCTTGGCTCGTGCTATGGCTTACACCAAGCAAGTTAAGGCTGCTGCAGTTTTGAACAACGGTTACAACAACGCCTACGTTGGCGGCGATGGCGTGTCCTTGTTCTCTACCGCTCACCCCTTGGTGAACGGCGGTACTAACAGCAACACTTTCACCACTCCTTCTGATTTGAACGAAACTTCTTTGGAAGCTGCCGTTATTCAAATCGCTGCTTGGACTGATGAACGTGGTCTGTTGATCGCTGCTAAACCCCGCAAGTTGGTGGTTCCCCCAGCACTGATGTTCGTTGCTACCCGTCTGCTCGAAACCGAGTTGCGCGTTGGTACTAACAACAACGACATCAACGCCATCAAGAACAATGGTTCGATTCCTGAAGGTTACGCTGTTAACCACTTCTTGACTTCGACCAACACCTGGTTCTTGACCACTGATGTGCCTAACGGCCTGAAGCACTTCGAGCGGATTCCGTTGCAGAACTCAATGGATGGTGATTTTGATACGGGCAACGTCCGTTACAAGAGCCGTGAACGTTACAGCTTTGGCTGGTCTGACCCACTGGGCGTGTTCAGCTCCTACTAAGCACTCGCTGCTTACAGGGAAAGGGGCTTCGGCCCCTTTTTCTATGGGTGGTAATATTTCCACTAAAAATACTTGACATGATTATTTGGAATGGTACAATTTGTTCTGAGGAACTAGATCATGCCATACGCACAAGACTACATAGGAATTTATAAAATTCGCAATAAAGTGACAGACAAGTGCTATGTTGGGCAATCCTTGCGCGTAAAAAAAAGAATACACGAACATTTTCGCTTACTGGAGCTCGGATGTCATGTAAATAGAATTCTTCAAAATTCATACAATAAGTATGGCAAGGATGCTTTTGACTGGTCGCTAGAAGTCGAGTGTGCAGACCCAAAAGACTTAGATGATTTGGAAAATGAGTTTTTGCAGGGAAGGGCTTCTTTTGATGAGCCGTCATATTTCAACATTGCCAATGAAGCAAAAGTCCCAATGCGGGGTAAGCGGCACAGCGAAGAAACTAAGAAAAAAATTGCCAAAAGCAAACTTGGACATAGAGAGCATGTGACTGAAGCGTACGTAAAACAGCAACAAGAAAGCCGAAGAAAAAAATGGCTTTTTGACCCTGCGTACATTGCAAATTTGAAGTTTGTGTTGGATAATTCGGACATGTCCTATGCTGAGAGGGGGCGTGTCATCGGTAGGGAAACCTCTACTGTTCGTAGAATGGCTCTCAAGTATGCTTATTTAAAAGGAGTTTTATAATGGCACGTTCAGTTTTTGAAGGCCCAATCCTCTCGGGCGACAACCGTTTTGGCGCTTTGCGCGACGTCGGTTACACAGTCTTGGAACAAGACTGCTACATTGATCTTTCCAACAGCACTGCTGGCACTGCTGGTTACTCTGGTGGCTCTGGTCAGTTTGCTTGGGGCAACAACATCCCCAACCTGCTTGGTACAGTTTATACCCCCTCTAGCGTTTACAGCGCTAACGGCCCTACCGTGCAAACCATCCCCGCCGATACCACCACTCAGGTGTATCGCGGCGTTGTGATGTATATTCCCAATGGCAGCGAAATCATTGACGTGACTGTGGACTACATCTCCGCCATCACTGGTGAGTCTGGTGCTACGTTGAGCAACGTGAGTGTGTTTGTTTCCAACAACTACACTGCCGCTGCCGGTACTCCCGCTTATGCTACTGCCGCTCTGGGCACTACGACTGTTGGCACTGCTGGCCGTCAAAGCATCACCTATACCGGCACGAATTTGGCTAACTTGTTGGCTACCACTGCTGATATTCAGAACCCCACCTTGGGCGCTAACCCTTCGTTCTTGTCGCAAGTTGTGTTTACTCTGAGCATTACAGGCACAAGCGTTGCGGCTCCCACTGGCGGCAAACTGAACTTCATCTTGCGTTACTCACAGCCCGATAACAATATCGGTACGCTGACTCAGTACCCCTACGGTAACCTTGACTGATTGATCTGGGGGCTACGGCCCCCTCTTTGTAACTAAGGAGATCAATTATGGCTGTCAGCACAACTTCGTTTTACGGCAATTCTTCGCCTACCTCCATCACTCGTAAGGGTCGTCATGAACCCTTTGAGTTGCAGGTTGGTCGTGGGGATATTGCTTTTCATTACCCCGTCGAAATCTTTGGCTATAGTACCCAAGTGGGTTCCACTGCCCTTGGCCCATGCTGGGAGGGTTTGACCCAATCCGGCGGCGCTTATGCGTACCCTTCGTCTGCCGTGCAGATGACTTTGGTATCCAGCACTACTGATACCCAGACCGTATTCATTATGGGCTTGGACGCTAACTACAACTTGCTGTCTGAATACATTGTGTTGAATGGCATAACGGGTGTGACTACGGTTAATTCGTACTTGCGTATCAACGGTTTGTATATTACCAATGGTGTGAATGCTGGAACGATCACATGCAAGAACAGCACGGTGTTGTACGCGCAGATTAACCCCGGTATTGGGCAGACACAGGCATCTATTTTTACGGTTCCTAACGGCTACACGTTCTATTTGTCGTACGTCCAAGGCAATGCCAGCATTGGGTTTACATCTAGCAACTACATGCTTTTTGCTGAGTACAATAAGTTCAACTTAGGTAACCCACAAGATAACATCAACGGGTATCCACTAGCGTATAGCGGTAACACAAACGTGTTGTCTCAATCGCCGTTTGTTCAGATCTTCAATATCCCTTATACCGTGCCAGTTCAGCACGAGGGGGGCACTGATATTCAGTTCCAATTGAAATCTAACTCGGGTGGTCCGTTTGTTGGTAGCATCTTTGCTGGTGGCTATTTGATCGCTAACTCAGTGAGCTAATCATGGCTAAATCTCCCGCATGGCAACGCAAGGAAGGCAAGAACCCCA